CCTGGATGGGTACTATCTGGTCAACGGCCAGCGGGTCACGTTCGAGGGGTTGGTGCTCTGATGGCGACGCTGGATTTCTCGACCATCCCCGATCCGGAGATCATCGAGCCGCTGGATTTCGAGACGATCCTGCAGCAACTGCTGACGGACCTGCAGGCCCGCGATCCCTCCTACACCGAGATCCTGGAGTCGGACCCTGGGGTGAAGCTTCTGGAGGTCGTTGCCGCCCGGGAGCTGATCCTGCGCCAGCGGGTGAACGATGCGCTCCAGGCCACGCTGCTGCGCTACGCCGCGGCCGGCGACCTGGACAACCTGGCAGCGTTCTACGGCGTCACACGGCTGACGAATGAGACCGATGATGCGTTGCGGCTGCGGACGATCGAGCGGATCATGGGCAGCAGCACGGCAGGCCCTGCCGCCTGGTATCGGTTCCAGGCCCTGTCTGCCAGTCCGCTGGTGCGCGATGCGGCGATCTCAAGCCCTGCGCCTGGGGAGGTGCTGGTCAACATCTGGTCAACCCAAGGCGACGGGACCGCCAGCTCCGCGCTGCTGACGCTGGTCAATGCTGTGGTGAACAGCGACCGAGTGAGGGTTATCACCGATGTGGTGACGGTCGCCAGCGCAACGATTCTGACCGTGCCTGTGACGGCGCAGGTGTGGCTCTATCCCGACACCCCGATCGAGGTGTTCAACCAGCTGCAGGCCAACCTGGCCAGCGCCTTCGCTGCGGCGGCGGGCCTGGGTTGGGACGTGACGCGGTCGTGGCTGGTGGCCAGGCTGCATTCGCCTGGCGTCCAACGGGTGCAGCTGACTGCCCCGGCACTGGATGCGGTGTGCGGCCCCAGCCAGGCACCAGCGCTGGGGGCAATCAGCCTCACCATGGCTGGACGTGATCGATGAGCGCCAGCCGCTACGACCTGCTGCCGCCCAATGCGACCCAGCTGGAGCGGGATCTCAGCCGGGTCACGTCCAGCCTGGTGCGCACCGGGCCGCCGGTGCCGCTGATCCGAACAGCGAAGCGCACCAACATTCCCGACAGCGTGGTGCCATGGCTGATCTACGAATATGGGTTGGGCGAGATCCTGCCGTTCCTCGGCAACAACCAACGCCAGGCTCTGGCGGAGGGAGTGCTATGGCAGCGGATCCGGGGCACGCCTGAATCGGTCCGCATCGCACTCAGCTGGATCGGGATCAATGGCCTGATTGAAGAATCGGAGGGTGGCACTTATCGCTGGGCGGAGTACCAGCTGGGGCTGTCAGCCGCAACAACGGGCGATGAGATCATCAACAACATTGCGGGCCTGGCGCGGATCAGTTCGCCGGTTCGATCACGACTGCAGCGCATCTATGCGGTCTACGACATGCGGATGGGGGTGTTCGATGAAACGTCTTTTGATGAATGCATCTATGACGACCACAGTGGCGTGAGGCCGCGCCCTGACTGGCCGCAGATCAGCTATGGCCAGAACCATGCTCGCTATGTGAGCCGAGATGGTGGCAGCGTTTCCAGCGCACTCACGATCGGGCATGGCGCACATATCCTGATGATCGATCACTTGCGATACGACTACAGCCGGTTCGATGAAGATTCCGATATTATTAACTACTCATCAAATCTTACCATAAGCGATCTAATTGCCAGCTCTGCCCGATATGAAGGCCAGACGTGGACAGCGATCAGCTGGAGGCAGGACAAAACTTGGGCGGACGTCAATGCCGTAGTGTCTAGCAGCTGGACGACCGGGCTGTCCTCTGGCGTATTGCTGCTACACATGAATGGCAGCGATGGGTCTGTGACCTTCACAGACGATAGTCCCAACAACTGGACCATCACCAGAGTCCTAAACAATAATGCCCAACCTGCTATTTCAACTGCCCAAAGCAAGTTTGGTGGCGCATCTGCGTACTTTGATCAAACATCAAGGACTGGATATTTGCAGACGCCATCATCGCCATTATTCGACCCCTCCGGCAAGCAGTTTACAATGGAGTGCTGGGTTTATAATGATGGAAATGTTGCGTGGTGGCAGAACGTTAGAGGCATATTCGGTTATCGCGGTGGCGGTGAGTATTGCCCATTTTCGGTAATGCTAAACAACACGTCTGTTAGAATACTTGTTGGCAATTCTTCCGTTAACGATTGGCTTCATATTTATAACTCGCCGTCTATTGCTGCCCTTAATGCGTGGTCTCATATTCGATTGGTAGGAAACGGGGCCAACCTGACATTGGCTGTAAATGGTGCCGCTATTTGGCAAGGCACCCAGCCAGCGTGGACTCCAGCGAGTCGAACAATTTATATCGGCGTAGACGGTGATGGAAAAATGACAGGTCATATTGATGAGTTTCTGTTTGTGCATGAAGCATTCCAGGCGGATAACTTTACCCCGCCATCTGCTCCGTATCGCATTGATTGATATGTCTTTGCGCTGGAGTACAATCAGCATGGGCTTGGCGCCACGCTGCTCCAGTCCGCAAGCAGCCTCAGTGGCCGTAGCATGATCAACAGCCGGGACCCGTAATGCCAGCCGCAGTCCTCACCACCAGCGGGCGCATCGCCATTGCCACGGCGATCAAGGCCCGCACCGCTCACCTCGCCTGGGGCAGCGGGGACCCGACGTGGACGTCGACGCCTCCCGATCCGCCCGCCAACACCTCCGCCCTGCTGGCTGAGGTGGGGCGACGCAAGGCGGTGCAGGTTGAGTTCTGCACGCCGGACGCAGCTGGGGCCGTAGTGGTTCCGGAAGGCACCTTCACCATCACAACCACTCCAACCAACAATCTCTACTACCGGTTCCACTGGGACTTTGCGGATGGAGCTGGCTCCACAATTCGCGAGACGGCGATTTACATCGACACGGTCGCAGCGGCTGGTGTCCCGGTCGGGCAGTTCTACCTGTTGCCAGCTCAGGTGGCCCAGCCCGGCATATTGCTGACGGCCGAGCGCCGAGCGCCGCTTGTGCGCGAGGCCTATAGCCGCCCCATGCTCGAATACGTGGTGACGTTCTGATGGTTACCCTCGCTGGCTACTACAACCGCTTCAATCCGGCAGATCGCTACGACGAAATACTATTTCGGGCTCAGAAGCCTATCCAGTCGGCTGAGCACAACGAACTGCAGTCGGCCCTGATCGATCGCCTCCAGCGCATTGCTGATGCGGTGTTCAGAGATGGCACGGTCATCAGCGGCACGCCCCCAACGATCAGCGGCACCACTGCCAGCTGTCCCCTCAGCCGCATCTACCTGCGCGGCGCCGTGCGCGAGGTGCCGCCCGCCAGCATCACGGTGCCGGCCACGGGCCTGGTGCGCCTCGGCGTGTTCCTGCTGACCGAGGAGATCACCGAGCTGCAGGTGCCAGCGCTGCGCAATCCTGCCGTCGGCACTCGCGGCTACGGCGAGCCCGGCGCCGGCCGCCTCCGCGTCACCCCCAGCTGGGGGCGCGAGGGCAGTGGCGCAAGCGGCGTGTTCTACCCCGTGTGGACCATCGTCGACGGCTCCTTGCTGGGCCAGGAGCGGGCCAACAGCGGCGATGCGTTCAGCGAGGCCCTGGCCCGCTATGACCGCGAGAGCAACGGCTCCTACATCGTCACCGGTCTCAGCGTCTTCGCCCTGGGCCTGACGGCTGGCAGCCACGCGCTGTCGGTGAGGGATGGCACCGGCAACATCGCCGGATACAAGATCGACAAGCTGGCCAGCACGCGGCTTAGCTATGCCGAGGATCCCGATCTGGAGGTTGTCGACGCCGAGCCCGACACCTTCACCGGCGCAACAGGCGGCAGCACCACCATCCAGCTCAACCGGTTCCCGGTCGAGAGCATCCTGGAGGTGGTGATCACCCGGCAGAAGACCGTCACCCTGACCCGTGGCGGCTTCGCCGGTGGCCAGGACACGCTCCCCGATGTGTCGGTGCTGTCGATCATCAGCATCACCCAGGGCGGCACCACCTACCAGTCACCACGGGACTACTTCCTCAACGGCGACAAGGTGGACTGGAGCCCCACCGGCGGCGGCGCGATCGAACCCTCTCCTGGTTCTAGCTATTCGATCACATACCAGTACCTGGGCGCGGTGACGCCCGATGCGATCAACCTGCAGACCGGCGTGCTGACGATCACCGGCGCGGTGAACGGCAGCCTGGTGCTGACCGACTACCGGTGGAAGCTGCCGCGCTACGACCGCCTCTGCATCGACCGCGACGGCGCGTTCGCCAGGGTCAAGGGCATCAGCTCCCGCTTCAACCCGCTACCGCCGGCGGTGCCCAGCAACCTGCTCAGCCTGGCCACCATCTACTGGAACTGGGGTGCAGCGCCGACCATCGCCAACGACGGCATCCGCGCCATCCCGTTCGACCAGCTGGAGCGGATGCGGTCGCTGATTGTCGACCTGTTCGACCTGGTGGCAGAGGAGCGGCTGCGGAACGACATCAGCAGCCGCGAGCCCAGCAGCAAGCGCGGCGTGTTCGTGGATCCGTTCCTCGATGACGACCTGCGGGATCAGGGCATCACGCAGACCGCTGCGGTGGTGAACGGCACCCTGCAGCTGCCGATCGCACTCACTGCGTACCAGGCCCCGAGCAACAACGCGCAGGACTGGATGCTCCCCTACACCGAGGAGATCATCCTGCAGCAGACGCAGCAGACCGGCAGCAGCCCGATCAACCCCTACCAGGCGTTCGACCCGATCCCTGCCGCCATCACCCTCACCCCAGCGGTGGATCGCTTCACGGTGATCGAAACCATCTGGACGTCGCCGGCGACGCAGCAGATCCTGTCCCAGGGGCCGGGGGGGCAATTGCTGATCGCCACCTCCACCACGACTCGCACAGAGCTGCTGAGCGAGAGCCAGCGGCCGGCGCAGTTCCTTCGACCCATCACCATCAACTTCACCCTGGAGGGCTTCGACCCCGGTGAGACGCTCACCGAGGTGAAGTTCGACGGGATCACCGTCACGCCTCCCTGATAGCCATGCCCCTAACCGCCAACAGCAACGGACAGATCACGGGGTCGTTCACGATCCCATCCAACGTGCCGGTCGGCACCAAGCGTGTGACGTTCCTGGGCAACCAGGGCAGCTTCGGCGCAGCGCGGTTCATCGGCGCCGGCACGATCGTCACCCGCACCCAACGCCAGCTCACCACGATCGAGACCCGGTTCTGGGACCCGCTG